CTACCTTCTTCGCAGTTTCTGGGTCGAGCGTCCAGGTTCTACCTATACTTCGCTGCCTCATGAACTCTGCAAACTCAGGGTCTTTATACTTATCAATCAGAGTCTCTGATCTCTTCTTTTCCATTTCTGGGTCACGGTTCTTTTTCAAAAAATGATGTTCGCCGTTTTCGACCATCTCTCTGTTTTTCTTACTAACAGATTTAGCTCTCTCTTCAGCTATATCACCAGACTGTGATGAACCGTCTGCTCTCCTCAGCCATGGATGTGTGCCCTTTTCAACCAGCGCCTTCTGCTGCTTGCTTACTAAATCTGATCTTTCTTCTGGCGTCAGATCAATATGTCCTGTAACGTATAGCGCCCAGCATGAACCGTAATCACCCATCTCCCAATGGGCGTCAAAATGCTCCTGTGCAGTTACACATGCCAGGTTATTAGGATCGTTGTTTTCATGATTCCCATCTTTATGATGGATATGATGACCTTTTGGAATAGGCCCAAAATGTTGTTCGTAAATACGACGATAAATAGTCATAGGCTGGCGCTCCCAATTAGCGTTAGAGTCCGTGGGAATTGGCGTTCCGCGACGGACATTATTACTATTTAGTGCCAGCCTCATTTTATTCTACTACCTCTTTGCCTACGTCTGGACCAAAGTCCACTTCTCTATGATTTTCTCTCTTATAAATAAACTTTTTCTTTTCTTCTGCTGCCCATCCAGACATATAACCATTCATCTCATCGAACAGCTTTATATATTCTTCTTCTGAAATCACTCTATGTGAAAAAATATCTTCGCTAATGTGTTCCTGCGCAAACTCTTCAAGAGACCCATTAGGATACAGTTCACAAGCAACATCATCAAGCGCATATTCATTTGGCTCGTTGTCATCGAGCTCGACTGCATATATATGCTTGAACGTGGACACGGTTTCAACTAATACGATTTTAGGCATCAAGAATCTCCGTAATTTTCAAATATAAAGGCAATTCTGGATACAAATAACCAGAATATAGCTGTCTAATTTCTTTACCCTTGAACCTAATATTCACTCTGTGAACGGCTCTGGCGAATTTCTTAAAGTCGTATCTATCGAACAGCATTTGTTTTCACCTTGTGATGCAGTTCCTTACCATCCCAACATACTGACCAATCTTTATGCACTACGCCTCTTTGTCTTGTCCTATCTTGAAGCCAAATTTCCAACCACTTCACATACTCTCGGAGAGGGACAACTTCTTCAATGTGTTCTTTCTGCATTTCATAGGCAAGCGGTAGCAACTCTGGACACTTTTCATATAAAGCGGCTAGTAGCTTTGATTCTTTAGAAATTTTCATTACCAGAACTTCCACCAAGGCTTCTTTTCAATCTCAAAGTTATCCATTACATCTTTTTCTTTTGAATCTTCTTTTATAGCCAATTCCATAGGCATGGCAAACTTCAACCAATCCATAAATGGCACTCCTGGTTTCTTTAGAGCGAGAACAACCCACGGTTGAAATGTTGTCTTATCCATAAATGTGCTTACAGTCAGAAAATCGTCTTCGGTCCAGTTACGATACTTGTCTCTTTTCATAATATTATCAAGTTGTTCTTTAGTCTCGATAACTGTTGCTTTAAATGTATATTCTTTATATTTCATCATTCTTTATCTTTCTTTCCATTTCCATAATCTGTTTGTACTGTTTCAGACCTTCTTCCTTGCCATGAATAGCTTGAATGTCTTTGAGCAAGCTGCTATCACTATATTTTCGCTCATCTTTAGGTTCTTCAATACGATTGATCACTTTATATGGAGCATTACTAATACATTTAGTTGAATGTTCACTATTCATATATTCCCAACCACTGTTCTTTTTCAACTTTGCAATAGTTGGTTTCTGTGATCCCTCATACTGGAAGACCCAATAGAATCCTGGATTATAGTTACTAATCACCAAAACTTCCACCAAGGTTTGTCAGAAATGCCATACCATTCTTTAACGTCTTTCTCACTAATAGGTTCTTCTGTTACCAGTCTATCTTTTCCCCATTCCATAGCAACAGAAGTAAACCAATACTCACGCAATGACGGGAAGTGTTTTAGAATCTCTTCCTGTGCAGCAATAGCAACCTGACGGTGTTCTTTCTGTGTTCCTGCTTCGGCTCTAACATCGATATAGTGAATCCAGGAACGAAGTGTCCCTGACATATATAGACGGGTTGTGGTTAGACCTTCTGGAAGAACTGCTCTTGCTTGCTCTTTAGCAATACCATTATCAATACCCCACTGATAGAACTCCTTTGCCACATATTGAGAATATTCTTGTCTGGATTTCCATTCTTTCTCTAAGACCTCATCATCCGTCTCAATACTATTCTGACGGTTCTTGGCGTCCTGTAGTCTTGCCTCTCTCGTTACAAACTGCATGTCTTTAGTCGGATCAGCATAACGCTGGCTAAACTCCTGGAATGAGAATGAACGATGGCGAATGATCTGGTGCGAGATATCACGGGTTGTATTGATTTCCATTGTGATAGAAACCATCTCAAACGGAGACCAGTGCTTATGTTCAATGAGATACTTTAGAAGTTTTGGTGCGGTTAGTGTGTTGTGTTGATTAGATGGATTAGATACTCTGGCTGTGTATGCGATAAACTCTTCGGCAGACATATCTTTTTGATGACTAGATGTATGGTTTCTGCCCGTTGCTTTACAAAATTTAGTCTGTTCAACAGTAGTTTTCATAAGCGGTTGTGTAATAGCAATAATCTTAGCGTCGTTCATCTTCTAACCTTTCGATCAATTCTTTGATCATATTCATCCATGCTTGTTTATGACCCGCTTGATAAAACTTGGTATCATACCAGTCGCCGCCGTTTAACTTATTAGCAGCCCACTTAGCGATTTCTTCAATCTTAGCGTCGTTCATTCTTCGATTACCTCATAGGTCTTATTAAAGATAGCAGGAGCGCATGGGTAGAACTCGCCATGAACGCCTTTGATAATCCAATCGTTCTTACGGGCAGTCATAACGCCTTCAAGAGTAACAATCTGAATAGATGGTTCGAATTTATCTCCTCGCTTGATAAGCAGACCATTACACCAGTCTGCCAGCATACCAGCTGTATCTTCTGTGAGCTGATACGCTTCAACAATCACAGGTTTCTTGCGAACTTTCATACTTTACTCCATTTCTGCAGGGCCAGCTTTGCTGCCAAATCTCGGTATGTGTTTGTTTTGATAATATGTTCGATGAACTCCGAAGACATACCTGCAATAAACATATCGTTTATATCTTTATGTTCGATGTTCTCGGGCCAGATACATACATTATAACCGTTATAGATAGCTTTTTCAAGCTTCTTTTTTGTATCTTTAGACCTCGGCTCGTTATCATATACTATGATAAGATTTTCTTTGTCAAAACTCTTTACTGCAGATATAAGATCGCCGCCTGCTGTAGCAATAGAATTAGTAAGAAACATAGAATCCAACGGACCTTCAACAACATATACAGGTCTGTTAAAGCGTACAGTGTCCAGACCGAACACTTTAGGTACATCTTCATTAAGAACGATTGTAATGTATTTAACTTTGCTGTTTGATCTAAGAGACCGTCCTTGAAAGGCATGAACAGTCTTATTAGCATCCAGAAAAGGGATAAGAAGCCTCGTCTCATCACGAACCAAAGTTTCACTTGAAAACTTATTGGGAACAAGATTATTGACGAAACGATAAAAATTAGGACAAGCAAATAGTTTAGCATGATAAGGATTCGGTATCTTTCTGTCTGCAACTAACTTCTTTACAGGATCATCAGGAGACAACTGACTAACCTTCTTCAATCCCTTCAAAGGACCACTGGTCATGAAGACAGGCTTTCTCATCTTTTCTACCATAGACTGAAAGTCATCTTCTTTTTTCTTATGTGTATCTTTAAAGTCTTGTAGTTTTTCTAACTGATAGTCATTATAAATATTGATGTCAATCATCTTAAGAAAGTTAGGCAATCCTAAAGTAGTCCCACAGTTATGACAGTGGAACATCGCCTTACCTTCTTTCTGGTAGATATATCCTCTGGCCTTTGTCTTATTGGATTCTGAGTCTCCGCAAACAGGACAGCGAAAGTTATATAGTGTGCTACTCTTTTTCTTGAATCGTTCTAGTCGTGTTCCAACGATACCAATATATTTCTGATCTAACCAAGCCATAATAAATCCTTATCTTCATAGTCACAGTTATGATTATACCTGAAACTTAGAAGAAGGCAAGCATTATTTTTCTTTAGAGATAATATCTCTTAGTTTTCTTGGTACTTGACCGGGATCGGTTCTTGTCAAAATACCAAATTCTAATCTCTTTTTCTTTTTCACAGGAGGATTAGCAGAGATCTCAGCTTCTCCTGTTGATTGAGTGTTTACTGCTGGTATAGCTGAACTAGTCCCTACTGCATCTTCTTCTAACATTATACTTTCCTTAACTTTGATATTATACCAGCATCCATATCTATTAGATTAGTATCTATTATTTCCTCATCGCCTACATTATAAACTCTCTCCGGCATTATTTCTAACAAAACCATAAAAGGTTTTATATATTTCATTTGTGGTTTTAGTTTAAAATATAAAATTTTACAAAGAGCTTCTGGGCCAAAACAATTGTTCAGAACAATAATATGATTTAAAATAAGTCTTTCTTTCAAATCACCATTCTCAACGTATCTTGTTATGAGCTTCTTAATATACTTAATGCGGTTTAAATCTTCAATAAACTCTTCTGTTGTAGCATAACGAGCGTTATCATAATGAGATGCGCAAAATAATATAAAGTTATCTTCAGTCAATTTATCGTTCATTTCTTACCAGATTTCTAAGGCGACTCTTTTCCAGTCATTTTTAGATACACAAACATAAATGTATTTGTCATCTATTTTAATCATCCCAGCAACACCGTTTGCTGATGAGTTAGCTGGAGTGCCTACAGATAGTGTAAGGTTTGCAGCTAAAGTAGCTACATTAACTGTATTAAGTTTCTTATCTCCCAATGGATCTCTGAGAACAAGAAGTTTATCTGTGGGCGCAACATTAGAAGTTGTTGGTAGTTGCGATACTTTTTTACTGTCGTCTGGCATAGTTTATCCTTATGGTACCAATGTATATGTTAGATTAGCTGTTTCGCCCTGAACAAATGATATATCGTTTGTTGCTTGATTACTGTTCAATCGAGTATCATTAATGAATAAAGCAACATTAGCAAGAGCGTCAGCTTTAGTTTCTGCTAACTGGAATGTGCTTTGTGGCCAACCTGATTGAATCTGAGTGACATAATAATATGTTTGATTCTTTAGAGGTCTAAGCGGACCACCAGGACCAACAGCAGTATAAAGAACTTTGTCTCCTGGTTGGAAAATATCTTGTGCGCCAAACAAAGCAAACGCTCTTGTAGAAGAAGGCCAACCAGAGAATCCAGACTGATTAGCAGCAAAAGAATATTTTTCTGGTTCTTCAATAGTTATAAGAGGAGTGTTATCAAAACCTCTGAACAGAACAGGGAAGTTAGTATTAGCAACAACGCTTGTGATTCTACCTCTATTTGCTCCTGAAGTTTCAGCTCCAGCTGTACCAGCTCTATTATCAATCATACCATTACTGACCAGACGTGCAGTAATTTTAATAGGAAGATGGTTGTTATTGTAACCACAACCTGGGTAATTCAATGTAAATGACTGAATAGTACCAGAGTTGTTAGTATATGTGAATATTGTATTTGCACCAACAGGCGAAGAACCACATGTTGTAGAATTAAGAATGACATTATAGTTTTTACCTACTGTATTTGCATCTACAGTAGGAGCAACAACAACAGCTACGTTGTTGTTTATTACTCTTACGCTTTTTGCTCTTAATCCACTTGGTCCTTCTCCAAGCTGAGCATTAGCTATAGTTGATTGAGCAAAGTTTTTACCATAACAATAAATCTCGGTAAACCCTTTTACTGGTCCAATTTTAGGATCAACTCTTTCAATAAACGGTGTCCAATTATCAACATATACTTCAGAACCAGCAGTATTAGTGCTCAACAAATTGTTGTTAGCACTAAGGACAGTGACATATGTGGTGAATATAGGAGCTCCAAGCTGAGCAAAATTTGGAAATTGAAAAGTTAGGCTTGTGTTATTAGCTATTTTAATAGTAGAACTATTAGCATAATACTTAGTAGCAAATGGCCCAGTGCCTTGTCTCTGTAAATAGACATTGTCAACTTTGAAAGATGGATTGTTAAAGTTCATTCCCGTTACTGTTACAGTATTAGTAAAACGGTAATCAATAGCGTGAATAGAAAGATCATCAATAAATGGGAAGTTGATATAGTTTATACCACAGTTATAAACATCTGGTGTCATTCCTGATGGAGTGTCTACCGCGATTGTCATATATCTATTTACATTAGCATCTGGTATTGTGGTGAATACAAGAGATTTACCATCAGCAGCAACACGAATATTATTTTTTACGAAGAACACACCGCCATAGCGAACTTCTGTAGCATCCCATAGATTGTTACCATAAACAGTAACATCTACAGGAACAAGAGCAGAAACTTCTTTTGGAGAACAGTTAGAAACTGTTGGACCATCTGCGTAATATCTGAACTTGCTGTTTGCATTAGGAACACTGTTACCGTATACGTTTCTAACAATAACATTAACAGTATTAGGTCTTAGAACAGCAGGAGGATCGACAATAAGTTGTGTATCAGAAACAACAGATGTAATATTTGCTTCATAATCTCCAAAATATACTTTTAATCCTGATGTATCCCCAACGTATTTTGTGTTATATTGAATGAAACCAGTGCCATTAATAGTTGCTGAAGCAGGATCTAAAGTTCCAAAAGTAGGATCTACGTTGCTAACAGTAGGAATAGCAGAATAATATGTGAACTCCGAAGTTGGATCTGGATCGCTGGCTCCATTAGCGCCCGTTACAATAATATTAACAGTGCCATTTGGGTGCGGAGGAGAAACAGCTCTGATATATTCATTGCTCACAACATTGAAACTAAGAGCATTGATATTATCAAATTGAACCTGTGTAGTCGAACCAAAGTTAAATCCGATAATATCTACATTTGTCTGACCCAAATATCCACCACGATTAGGTGTTACGCTTTTGATATATGGTTCTGTGATATAGTAAGTGAACTTTGTTTTTGGACCAACTCGGCTGATACCATAACCAGTCTGAACACGAACATCAACAGTCTCTGGTTTGTTAGCCTTTGGAGTAACAACAGTAAGAGATGTATTATTTGCTACATGAACAGTTGCATCATTGGCAAACACATTACCAAACAGAACACGTGTAGCATACGTGTCACCAACATGCTCCATAGGATTTTCTGGTTCGAATGAGATAAAGTTTTCTCCAGTGATAGTAATAGTATCACCACCGAACTCTGTGCCATAATCTGGATTTATGTCATATACAATAGGTTCTGGTTCTCCAGGAGGAATAACACCCTCTTCAAGAGAAGACATAGCAACAAGACATTCAGTCTGAACTCGACCCTGTCTACCACCCTTGAACTCTTTTCTAAGAATCCAGCCAGCATGAGATGAACCAATATTATTAGCACGTTCAATATATGCTTCTATCTGAGCCTGTTCTCCTTGAAGCGTATGCTGTTCTGCAGCTGGATCATCAGAGTTTAATCTTGGATCTGTGATGACAATAGGTGTGCCATTAGGTGTTTCAGAAAATGCTACATATTCAACATTTACATCGGCAATATAATAATATGTATTGCCAGTAAGAGGAGCAACAGGTGTGTTGCCAGAAGGAACATAATAGAATACTTTATCGCCTTTACCAAATACAGATTGTGCATAATCAATAGCAAACCCTGCTGGTAATAGTTGATTTTTATTACAAGCTATGTAAAAGTTCTCTGGAGGATCAATATCACAGTTAGGCGGTTCATCAACGAACAGTTCTTGATTTACTGTGTAGCCTGTAATCTTACCATTCTTTGGATCGGGTGGGTCAATGACTCCACTGAAATAGATATCTCCTTGAACAGAAGTTGTATCGACATATCCATTTGCGAAATAAAGTCTTATAGGAACACCACGTCTTTGTGGACCACCAGAATACCCACAACCTTCGTTTACAACTTTATACTTTAGTTGCTCGCCATCTGGTAGTTCTTTATATTTCTTTAGATGTTTCTTACGGGCATGAATATCGTTTACATAATCGTGGTATTCTTTATTCTTACCCAGGTCAGGAGAGTTAGCATATACTCCATAAACACCAACAGCCATGTTGGGCATAAACTCATTGAAGATGCTCGACTCGAACATATCAAAATCAGTACGAGCTCTTGACCCTGGAACAGTGTTACCAGCATGAGCATTAGCCGAACCCTTACGATCGATCTGATCACCCTTTACATGCACATAAGTGCCCAGTGGTGCTCCCTCAGTCGATTCGAAAGTTGTTGTTAGGTTAGCGGTTACAGGCTGATTCTTATTACCCCAGAGTGGCATGCTAAATCCTTATATTATTGATTACCTGATATTTATTATGTGTTAGAAATAGTGCCCATTGCCACTAAACATTCATACTGGACTCTGCCTTTTCTTCCACCAGTTCCTTCTTTTCTTATATTCCAACCTGGATGAGAACTTTTGATCTTAGCGCCAGGAGTAAACTCTACACGAAAAGCAAACGTCTCACCATTAATAAAATGTGTTGGCGCTGGAGCAGTAACAGTTGCTCTGAAATCTGTTATTCTTATTTTATCAGAAGATCTGCGAGTTCCAATAACAATAGTGTCGCCGTTTTCAATAGCTGCTACTCTATACCATGTATTAGCTGTAAGAGGAGCTATTGGTGTTTCACCAAACGGTACAGTATAATATACATCATCATTTATTGCAGCAAACTCAGCAACAGCGTATCCAAGATTAGTAAATCTGAATCCACCAAAAGTTCCTGAAGCTGCATTGCCTCTTACAATAGAAGTACTATTTGCGTATACTGGTCTCTTTGGACTTTCGTCTGCCCATATAGGTGCACCTTCATTAACATCTTCAAGTGCACTGTTGCCAGTAAATATAGTACTTACTTCGCCAGGAACGTCAAACACATAATAAGAGTTAGCAACAGCACCATATGCCCATGTGCGATTAACAAACCCGTTAGCCATAACAATATTCATTCTTGGTTCGTATCCATTACGTGGATCGTATAAACCGCCTCTTATATTGATATTAAGAACAATATCATCAACTCTACCTGGAAGTTTAGTATCTCCTGGAGTAAAACCGTAAACGCCAATAGCCATATTGTTAACGAACTGACTAAAGTCGTTGCTGGTATACATATCAAGATCAGTTCTTGCACGTGTACCTGATGTGTTACCAAAATGGGCGTTTGGACCGCCGCCTTTGTTGACGAGAGCCCAAACGCCTATTGGTGCACCTTCTGTAGTCTCCACAGTAGAAGTAGGAGTTACATTTACAGATGCTTTATTTCTACCCCACTGAGCCATAACTTACCTTCTTATCTGTTAGGTGTTTGCCAGCGAATGCATAGCAACGAGAGTTTCATAATGAACACGACCAGCACGGCCACCAGTGCCCTCTCTACGAACAACCCAACCAGCGTGAGCAACAGGCGAAGCATTGCCATCAGGAGCACCAACAGAACTTACAAAGGTGTTTGTTACTGTAACAGCGCCGAGGGTTGCTGCTCTACCATAGAATGTATGCTGTTCAGTGCCAGTTGTTCTGGTGTCAGTAATGTTGATTGTTGCTCCTGCAACTGTAGACTTTAAAGTAAAGCCAGTGGAGTTTGCTAAAGCAATCAAATAGTTAGTGTTTGCAACTAACGGAGTGATTGCAGTTTCGCCTGCACCAACTTCGTAAAACACAGTATCGTTTAGATTTAGCCACTGATTAGCATTAGGAACAAGAATCATATCAGTTGCAGTATTAAATCCAACGCCGTTGGCTGCAGTTATATTCATACGACGAGTAGGTGTTACGTTATTTGCTGTTGGTACGCTTGAATAAACTGTGCCTCTTGCACTTGGAACAGTCTGATTAAAAGATGTAAGATTACCATTAGCAACTGTTGCTGTGAAAAACGCTGCAGCAGTGAAACCGTTACCAAACACAGCATCAGCAGTAACAGGTGCCACATAACCCTGACCGTTATCTGTGATAGTAATAGAAAGACTCTGAGTAAGAACTGGAACAGGCTGACTGTTCGGATTGCTCATCTCATTGACAGATACTGGAATAACAGAAACTTTCATTCCTGGTAGTGTTGGGAATGGATTCTGTGCTTTATACATATCCAGGTCAGTTTTAGCACGTGTACCTGAAGTATTACCAAAGTGAGCATTAGGACCACCACCAGCACGTACTAATGTGTAAGTACCGATTGGCGCACCCTCAGATGTTTCTACAGTTGAAGTGGCATTTACACTAACTGGTTGTCTTTTGTTGCCCCATTGAGCCATTGTTATCTCCTGTTTTTTCTTTTATTTATTAATCTTTGAACATAATATCCATGAGATAATCTGATTTAGAGTTATACAACTTATGCAGATCGCCCTCATATTGATGTTTATAACAATCGGGGTTGGAACATTTTTTAGGTTTATCTTCTACCACTTCAACCTTTGTCAGAGGCTCCTGTTTTACAACAAGAGTCTCTGGATTATCTTTTGTTGGGGTTGTCTTAACGACGAATGCCATTCTTTTTGCTTTCGTTAGCTATGCCACCAACTGTTGACTTATCCGAATCACCTTGTTTAGTGTTAGGATCTCTACCAGCGATAGCATTACCCTCTGGGTTGTTTTCCATAATATTGTAGATATGATTCAGTTCTTCTTCAGAAAACTCAACACCCTCTGGGAGTTTAGCCTTAGTATGATAACCAAGACGACCCTTGATTTCATTAGCTTTAGCTTTCTGATCCTGACCATGAATCTTACCAGACTTAGTCATTCTCATGTCAGCAGCGGGTTTATTCCATACTTTTGAAGCGAGCTTATCGTTCTTCTGAATAGGATGTCTACCGAATACGTTATAATAACCCTTCAGGTGTTTATCCATATCAGTCATCTTGTGACCGTTAGCTTTACCTTCTTCGATCTGTTCTTCTTGAACATTATTACTCATTCTCTGTGAAGTACGCTCTTTTGACATATTATGAACAGTTGGTTTCTTATTAAAAGTATCGGCGTACTTAGGATCTTTTAGTTTAGGAGTTTTTGCAATAAGAGCCGATTTAGCTTTCTTGACTGCTTCATCGCCATGACGAGCAGTCACTTCGTGATCTAATCCAACACCCCATGAAACGTGATACACATGCTTCTCTTCAAGAGTTTCTTCTTCAACTTCAACTTCTTCTCTAAAACGAGCTTTAGTCTTAGTTCCTGATTGTGAGTTGACTTTAGCAACACCACCACCCATTGAAGACTTGACATTGTTATCAGCCCAACCTTCAGCCTTACCAGCTGGTAACTTAGTTACCTTATGACCTCTTGAAATAGCTGCAGCTGCAAGTCTGGCAAGCTCATGCTCTTTCTTCTTTGGAGCTTCGTCGAGAACTTCAGTCTCTTCTTTCAAAGCAGCAGCATCTGCAGCCATTTCATCTGTCATACCATTAACAGCTGGCTGAGTTGCAGGAAAACCAGTTGAAAGATTATTCCATGCTGCTGCGATTCTATCTTTCAGCGATGCAGCTCCATCAGCTGATCCTGCTGTTCTTGAATACCCCTGTGCAGGATCAAACATAGAAACACGAGCAGCTTTCTGAATGCTTTCCGCGATAGCTGAGCCTCCAGTTGGCACTGCTCCTGGGCTACCTGGATCGTCGTTGATCTCGTCTTTGTCGCCTTCTGAATATTTCTTAGCCTGCGAACTTGTTTTCTTCTTAGCTTCAGCAAACATATTACCTTCTTTTTCCTGAAGTGCAAAGAAAGCGGCGATTAGTGGATTCTCATAAGAATTGTTCAGTTCTTTTTTCATGAATTTTTCTTGGCCTCTGGTGTCTTGTGGGCGAGATATAGCTGTTGATGATGTTGATGTTTGTGGAGGTACAGAACCACCAACAGGAGGAGCTACAACGCCTCTGTTCTGAGAAGGAGCAGTATTTCTCTGCTGACGCTCGATTTTTGGAACAGGAGCAGGAGCAGGTGCTGGACGGCTCTGATTTGGTGTAGTGTTTCTGTTCTGACGATCGATGATGCTACCACCAACAGGAGTTGGATTACCACCAGCAGCACCAGTGCCACCAGATGGTGTAGTGTTCACTTTAGGCGCAGGACGTCTCGGTGGAAGCGGTGCAGTCGTAACTTTTGGCTTTGTATCTTGTGCTACGGCACCAGCAGTGCTTGGACGTGGTGTGGCCATTGCACTTGAACTTGGACCACGTAATCCCAGTGCACCAGAAGGAGAGGCAGGAGCAGCAGGTTTTGAACCGCTAAGATTTAATGTTCTACCCGCAGCTATTTTATTTACGTCTTTGATATTATTCTGTTTAGCTATCTGTTGAATAGAAAGACCTGTTTTTCTAGAAATAGAAGAAAGAGTGTCTCCTCTGTTTATTTTATAAGAAGATCCGCTTGATCCTGCAGGTTTAGCCGCAGAAGGAGCAGCTTTATCTCGGGCTACAACATTCTTTGTAGGAGATGATTTAGTTGGTTTTGGAGCCTCTGCTGCGATAGCCTTTGCTGCCTTTGCTCCCTCAGGGTTATCTTGCATAAACTTTTTAGCATCAGCGATAGCGTTTTGTGCGTTCGTATCTCCACGATTGGCAAGACGCTGAATTTCTCTGGTACCAGAACCGACACCAACAGAAGGAGCAGCTTTATCTCTTTTCAGTTCAGCGGCAGCTTGTTTTGCCTCCGGAGAACCAGGTTCTCTTGTTATTGTTCTTGGAATGTTTTTGAAATCATCTGCTCTTTTGTCCAAATTGCTTGAACTTATAGAATCCTGTGCTTTCTTGAGCATAGGTTCATAAATATCACTCAATTTCCATTCATTGACATCATCTTCTTTAACCAATGGTGGCTCTTTCATAGTAGGAATAGGCACATTTAAAGCACCAGACTGTGGGATGTTATTCTTTTTCCACTGATCTAAAAGATTAGATGATTTATTTACAGTCATAGCTTTCTTAGCCTCTTCAACTTTGTTGATATGTTCTACAGAAGCGATATCAGTAACTGGTATAGTCTCATCCCAGTTTTCTTTAGTCATATCTTTAACTGACTGGTTTCTCTGAGCATGAACTTCAGCAATTTGAGCTTCTAATTCACTAGAAGGGAGAGGTTTTTCATTTACAATAATACCTCTACCACCTGGCGCAAGTTCACCACCCCATGCTTCTGCATGAATTTCTTTACGTAGCATGTTGGCTCTATTTTGAACTTCAGCCATTGCTTCTGCGAATGTTTTAGCCATTTTAATTTCCTGTGTTAAATACCATATATTTATTAGTTAGAAGTGTTCAACAAATTTTTATAATCAAGAGGAGGGTTGATCACAACTTCACCATATTTTCTTGTTTTACCATCGCCGAGTGGATCATTTACGTTTTTTGATCTTAGAGGATCCGCTCCTAGTTTTTCTTTTCTGACTTCTTTAACAATGTCAGCTTTTCTCTTAGACTCTTCATCAATAACTTTACGTTGTATTTCTGATTGTCTTGTTAGCTTTTCATTTCTTGAAGTTGGTAATGTTTCACGATCAACGTATTCAACTTTATCACGAGAATTATTTTCTTTACGTGGTACGTTTTTAATTTCTTCTCGCTCTTCAGTGCCTACGGATTCATGAACTCTATGTCTCTTAACTCTAGAAACACCAGTTTTAGGACGGTGATAATCTTGACCCTTTGCATTGGGCGCATTACTTTGTTGATTACTTGGATTAGCTGTTGATCCTCCAGAACCCGTTAGAGCGTTAACAGCAGCCCCAGTAGCTAAAGCTGGGATAGCTTTTGAAGCTGCGTAACCACCAGCGGCTACTGCTGCTCCAGTGGCAGCTGCTTTTCCTAAAGAGTGAAGAGTGCTTTTTGCAGCATCAACATATTCGCCTTTTGCAAAATGCTGTTTAGCATCTTTAGCATCTTCATAACCCGGAAGGTTATGACCAAACTCTTGAGCAGCTTTAAATGTAGGTGAATCTTTTACTTTATCCTGAACCCATTTACGACCTTTTTCAATAGTGTCGCCAATGACTCCTTCTTCTACATTATTACCTGCAGTTTGACTTGTTTTTTGATTAGCTCTTGAAAACGAAACTGATTTATCTTGAGCGTCTCTAGTTGCATCTGGTGTAATACGAACAGGTGGTCTGGCTACTGGTTTCTTATCACCAACAAACTTATCAGTGTTACTAATATCTTCTTTCATAACACCAGCATGAATAGCATCATGAATACGATAACCTTTTTTCTTGAAGTGAGCTTTTGCCTTTTCAAGAGCATGTGCTTCGCTCTTAGCTTTTACACGAACATGCTTCATTGTCTTTTCGCCAGCATCAGTATATGTAACGCCGACTTTGTGAAAACGTTCTACTTTATCTTCACAAACCAATCTGATTGAATGTTCTAGACTAACGTATTTTGTCATTGTTACGCCTTTTTAAATGATCTAAGCATCCAACCGTGTTTGTCATGGGCTGTGATACGATCTTGTATAAAGTTAGAAATGCCAAACTTTTTATCTTTTTCGGCTTGTAAATATGCTTTATTAAGAGACACGAGTAGTTTCTCATTGTCTCTTTCTAAGATAGCTATCATTTCAGAAGCTTCTGGGATTCTTGTATCGTCTTCTATAGTAGATAGTTCTTTAAATCTTGTAAGAGAACCCGGAGCAAAAGCATCTAAGGTTCTTATTCCTTCGGCGATTAAATCTACAGCTGTAAAGGTTTCTTCCCACAATCTACCAAGAAATGTATGATATTCTTCAAAATCAGGACCAGTAACATTCCAATGAAAGTTATGAGCTTTCAGATAGAAAGAAAATGTATCAGCAAGAGCAACTTTCATTGTTTGAACTAGTTCTTTACTCATTATCTAACGCCTCTTTCACAACTTTTTTGATGACCTTTGTTGTCTGACCTGGTGTTGAGTTCTTCAACCAATCTGCACGTTGTTTGGTGCCATCCAGAAGATTCTTCTTTGTCTGTTCAATCTCTTCTTCTTTGACTGGTTTTTTGTTTCCGTATTTTTTCTGACGAGCGAACTCATCTTCTTTACCTATCTCAGTAGAAGAAACAACGCCAGGAAGAGCGTTCATTACAGCTGAATGCGGATTGAGGTAAGAAGCAGCGGTTGCAAGAGCATAGGGTGCTTGATTTTTGGCTGCTATGAATGCAGCGTCTGAACCTTTACCAGCATGTTTCATAGCATGAGGAGCAGTAAGAGCAGCGACAGTACCAAGAGTACGAGCAACTTTCTTAGCATTATCTTTCATTCCTTCATCAACTGTTTCTTCTGAACAGTTCCATGCTTTTCTTGACCAATAGTTTGCTGAAGTTTTATCTCTAAGATTTCCTTGACCACCAGATCTTGCGCAATAGGATTTTTTACGGTCTGGCTGATCTTTCTTGATTGATAGAGTCTTGTCTCCGAAATTGACTTTCTTTACGTTACCTGTTGAAGGATCCTTGACGTATACTTTAGATTTCTTTACGTCGCCTTTCATTGGTTTATTGAGTTCAACGCTTCTGCCCTGATACATTGCCTCGTCAACGGTTTCTTCGCGTTGCATAGGATTTTTCATATTTTCTATAGGTTGAGGAGCAAGTTTGCCTTTTATTCTGCCTTGCGATGCAGCTATACTTTGACCAGGGCCTTTGTTGATTATATTACCTATACCACCACCCTGTGCTGCTTTCTTAGCAAGATTAGGTAGTTCTGGCTTTTTCATAGGATTGTCGGCGATTCCTTCTTTTACAGGAACGCAGTTAGGAACTTTTTTGCCGTTTTTATTTTTCATACCAACGGCTTCGTAACCTTTCCAACAGGCTTTCTTTAGGTCTTCATCCAGCTGTGATGCGTATCCGCCAGCCACGAATGAGTTGACGCGATTGAATCCTAATTGTACTGGATTTCTAGAAAAATCTCCGTCCCAGGAAGCATAGCCTCTGATAAAGACTTCTTCCAGGACATTGATCGGAATACCTGTTTCTGACGATTTTTTATATAGCGATAGTTTCGCTTTGTTATCAAGTAAGTCTACGGCAGACTTCTCACAGTTTAGCTGAGGATCATTATCGTCTTTATACATGGAGTTTCCCTTGGGTTCCAATTTATTACGAGGTCTGCCGTAGCCTATACTCGCACTGACAGACATATTTAGTTATTTAAGAGTCTTGCTTCTTTTTTCTCGAAAAAGCTCTTGCAGCTGCTGGTCCATGACCTCTTGAGAATAATTGCCTAACATTCTTAGAGATTGCGCTGGGCATACGAGTCTCAGGGTCATAAGTCTGATTGAACTTGACAGAAGACATACCGTTCATTTTATTTACCATACCAGCAAAGCCAGCGTTCACATCGTCTGGCATAGCATCAAATCCACTGTCGTCTGTCATACCAGCAACATCTGCAGTAGTAGTTGATTCGGCTACTACTTTTTTCTTTCTGGGTTTAGGAACAGCTGCTGCCTGTAGACCTGCCTGAGTGTCGCGAAGCATTTCATCTTTCTGCTCAGGAGTCATAGCCTGTGGAGCCATCGCATGAAACTGTTTACGAGCCGAAATACCTTCCGGAGATGTATCTGATGCAACAGCCGCCAGAGCTCTCATTTTCGAGGCAGAAAATCCAGCGGCTCCTTCATCGCTATCTGCTCGTTCGTCTCCGAATGGTAGAACACGGATTCTATTGAAGTTATACAGAGCTTTATCATGAGTCCCGTTATATTTGTTCAATAGATCCTGAAACTCGTTTACACGATCAGAACCAACATGAACAGCAAGATCATTCACACCTTCTTGATGTAGTTTTGCCGCATGATGCAACAATGTAGGAGCAGCTTTATCAGCAACAACTACATTCACGCCTGGCATGGCTCTTTGCGCATGTTTTAGTTTCTGTTCAGGAGTTAGTGGGTTTTTGATATCACCAGAACTACCAGAAAGAATAACAGAGTGCCCAGCGCCCTCATCTTCAGCAGAATTCTTTACATGATTACCAAGCTGAGCATGCATCTCATGAAATGGATTGCCTCTACCAAATGTGATATGGTGCCCAACTACAGCGTTTTCTTTTAGATGATATTTGAATCTTTTCATTCTTCGTCAAACGCCTCTGGTTGTTTCTTCTGAGAGAATGCGCCTTTCAGTGCATTTAGTTTATTGAATACTTGTCTGTTGTTTAGTTTCGAAGCATTGCCTTCTCTATCTACTACAACAGTTCCTTCTTTGCCTGTTGGTTGATCGCCAATAGAATGAGCGTATGGAGCATTCTTTTCCATGACATTTACAAGAACGTTCTTAGCGTTTGTTAGATGATTATGCAGCTGCAGAGCTTTATCAAAATGTTCTCTGTTCTGCATAATATGATCAAGTACTTGTGCATGTGCAGCAGTTTTACGTTCTCTGGCAGCAGGAGTCTTTAGCTTTTCTACTTCTTTATTATGTCTATCAGATAGATGCTGTATATATCCGTCAACAGAAGGAGTGCCATCAGTTCTTACCATATTATTAATATGTGCTTGAATAGGCACTGAATGACCTTCCAGAGCCTCCATTGCTTCTGGTTTCATTGAAGCATAGGTTTTTCTAGCAGCATGCATATGAGCAAGAAACTGTTTTCTTTCTTCTTCTGTATAGTTTTCTGGGTTCATTTGCATTGTGGGATCAATGTTATTGACATCAGAACTCTGACCAAAAGAAGCTCTTGTTTTTGCATCTAATGGTCGAGCATCTTTCAATGCATTTTGAGTATGAACAACTATACCTAATTTCTTGTTGAATGCTTTACCTTCTTCAGAATCAGCAGGAGCTCCATAAGTAATGGTATTAGGAGTGACTGTTGTCATACCATCTTTAGTCTTAGCATCCCCTTCAGTGTGCATAAGATCGCCTTGATATACACCACCATTTTTAGGCATAATCTTAGGTAAATGTCTAAGAGCATGTTTTAGTTTTTCAGCGAGGCCAGGAGCGTGACCGTGATTGCGATCAATATCTTCTTCTGTATAGTTTATCTTTGGATTCTTATTATGAGCTGATTTAGTTGATACAAAGAACTGGCCAGTCTCTGGATGCTGACCGAAGATAATAGAAGGAGCGCCATCGTATTTGTCAGAGACATGAAGCGGTGCTTTCTTTCCCATCAGCATATCATGCATTCCACGGAGGTGGGCGTCTGCTCTACCTACTCCTTCGTGACCATCAAATATATGATCTTCGACATGAGTAAGATGCTTTAGCTTTTTACCTTCTGCCTCAGCTTCTGTTAAGAACGTTCTGAAATCTAACATATTATTCTCCTGGTCCTCTCCATGAAAGTCCACCAACTTCATCGACACGATGCATCTTGTGCTCGTGTGGGTCAAATACATATGGACCATCTCCTCTATGTTCTCCGAAACCACCCGGAGAAACTTTTTTTGTTTTGGCAGGAACTGCAGCTGTTTGTTGAGAAAAAGTTCTTATTGGTGTTTTACCCTTTGGTTCATTATAAGTATGCATCTGTGGATCGCTACTTACATGATTTTGATAAACTATTTCTTTATGGTGTTCGCTTGGCAATGTTATTGCACCACGAGGACTGACGTTGTTTGGTCTTCCACCAGAGTACACAGAAATATTTGCAACCCTCATTCTTTTACCATTCATTGGATGGTTAGGGTCTGTTGGGTGTCTAAAATGACCGTAAATAGCTACAGAAGACAAACCTTTTTTGTGTTCTGGTTCAACATGATAGTTATCGAAATGGTTTAGATATTGATTTACATGATCATGCAAATCGTATACTGTTGTTCTATGATGAGAACCATCAGGATTTGCTTCAGTATGAGTAACCGAAGTTCTTAAGTGTGTTGGACCAGCAACAGCTTTTTCAATAGCATCTCTAAGATTTGTAGTGCCATTTTGACGATCGGCTGCAGCTATAGAAGAAAATCCACCATGCATTCTTCTGGCAACTTCTTGATTCACAAGAGCAGATGACTTTTCTATTTCTTCTGCTTTTTTTCTTTCTTCATCACTTGGTTCGTAGTATATTCCTTTTTTCTTAGCCTTTTCGTCTTGTCTTTTACCTTTCCATTGAGCCCATTTCAGATATCCTTTATCGCCACTGTTTATATCATGTTTTCTAAGCAACTCAGCGTGAGCGTCGCCAACACCAGAAAGATCAGCGCCTGACATAGCAGAAAAAGTTTTTACTCCAGGATTCTTGTAATTGACAGGCTTATTGACAGCGGTTAATTTGTCAGAATGACCAACTTTCTGACCATGATGCAGAGTAGCAATAGAATCTGCAACAGAGTTTGGATCATTAACGCCTGTTTCTGATTCGTGATCTGAAGGTTGTGAAGTCCAGGCAACTTTTTGATATCCCTGAGAAGGATCATGGCCATGTTCTAATTCGTTGTATCTTGTATTATGTTCTGAAGCTATCTTCGCTGTTTGAACCAAATTTTTATATTCTTCATTGTTTTCAAAATCATCGCCAAACATTTTCTTTGCCATTGTATCATGAATATCTTTAGGAGTTTTTCCTTCGGCTCTGTAATGTTTAGGAAATTCATTTCTACTCTGATGATACCCTTTAAGAAGTTCAAACAACTTACCCGCTGTATCTCCAGTACTAAATCCACTTGTTTTTTTAGCTGCTTTCTTCTTAGCCGCTTCTTGAAGATATTCAGAGAAACTGTGCATCATACTTTCCTTGTAGTTACAACGACTCTATCAGTCTCAGGATCGTGTTGAACATGATGGGCATGAAACTCCACCTCTGGGTGTTTCTTTTTGAGCCTGAGAAACTCTTTTAAGTTTGCCTCTGAATCGTCGTATAAGTGAACTTTTTTATATCCATTCTTATTTATCTGGTCGCTCATAATCATTGCTTTTGCTACATGACCTGGAACTTCTTCGTGATTACCTGCTCGACGAACATGAATCTCGTTGGTATCTATACCGAACTGATTCATATAATGACCGAATTTGTCCTTGTCGTCAAGGTCTGATCTTGCTGTAAGTAGCTCTACATTTTTATTGTTTTTATGAATCGCTTTCAGCTTCGCAATCATCTTACGAATAGGTTTGGCTGATTTTTTGAAAGTGTCTGCGGATTTGAACTCTGTGAAATCATAAGTATGCCCAGGATCCAGTGTATGGTTTGCGTATTCTTTTGTAGTAAGAGTTCTTACACGGCGACCATTAGGATTTTTAACATGTATACGGAGTTTGTTCTTGTCATGATGAAATAAAGTATCATCGATGTCAAAAGCATGAAATGTATCGGACGTAGGATCCTTTTTCTCTTCAAAGATATGATCAGTAAATTTCTTCATGAGTTCCTCTCACAGAGTTTTTACATATTTATAATAATGAAAAAGGGGAAGGCTTTCGCCCTCCCCTGTAATATAGATAGAAATATGGTCTGGCGGAACCCCACCGTTTACTCCAGACTTTTCCGATGCCCTCCATACTGTGGCACTTGCCGCTGTCCCGATTGCAGGGACTACATATTTCTCATGTTATTATTTAGTCTAAGAATTCGGATTTTCATAACTTTTTACAATAAAATTAGGCGACCAACCAGCAAATCCACCGCCTTTATTAAGGTGAGTTAGGAATTTGCGAGCTTCTGAGAAATTGCTAAATGTCTTAATTATATGTTCAGTCTTTACTTCTTTGATGTGATACAGAGTCTTATTTTCAGCTTCAACGATCTTATAATTACTGAACGACATTTGTTGCCTCCTTTAGAACCTTCCTGATTTCCTCAACCAACAGTTTACCACAAGTGGCGCATTCTGGCGTCCAATTCATCATATTTAGAACCAGCCTTTCATTAGGCTCGTGAACATGTTGAACTGCCGCCTGAATCTTTTTTGTATCAATTTCATTACAACTACATACGATCATCATGGGTTTCCCATAAAATGCATAAACACTCTCATCAGAATATAAAAGACTTGCGAGATTACTGCTGCTCTAAAAGCTGCTACTGCTATAGGATTGAACATCATTTGATAAAGAGTGGAACAAAAGACTTCAGAATACTATGAGCAAGACCAGCCAACAGCATAGAAGGAACGAAAATTTTAATCCAGTTAGGTATCTGTTCCATTTATTCTCCTTGTGATTGGAAATCAATGTCTTTTGTTCAGAATTAGCTAACGCTTTTAGAGTTTCTGAATGCAGACTATTTAAAATTTGCAAACTTCGCTTTATCGAATTTCGTTTTCGGTTTTCCTCGCTCATTTTCTTCTTCACCAAACTTACTATTATCAAAGACTGGTCTTATATTTGGTCCATCTGTAAGACCTTCTTGAGCGGATTGATCAACGTCATATAATCGCATTTTGCTACGGTCAATCCCAACAATAAACCTACGATTAGTCCCAGGATCATTATAGCGATTCTTGAGTTGCTTAACCATGATCTGGTTGAGACTTTCAAGTTCTTCACTGGAGATGAGTGCAAACATAAAATCAGCTGTGGCTGGGAGTCCAAAGGATTCCGATGTATCTTCCAGTCCCACGTCTGAGTTCGAATAGCCTCCTCGAGTTGTTTGAGTTGCCGAGACGATAGGGACGTCGCACTCAACTGCCAACCCACGGAGTTCTTCTGCGATTGCTTTGACAAGGGTATAAGAATTGACGTTGGCTCCATGACGAATCCTTGATGACAAACATATATTTAGATAATCAATGTAGATGATATCAGGTTCAAAGTTTTTCTTAATCTTCAATTCATTCAGGAGATGACGAAAGTTCGCGGACCCAGCACAAGCAGTAGGATATTCTTTAATAATCAACTTGCCTTGTGTCTTTGATCTGAGTTTTTCTATCTTAGTATCATAAGATTGCTTCGGAATGAGTTCAAGTTCTTCAATACTAATATCCAGAAGATTAGAGTCTATACGTTCTGCAATCCTCTCCTCAGCCATCTCTAATGTAATGTATAATACATTGAGACCTTTTGATAGGTTTGCTGCGGCACAGTGACACATGAATAACGATTTACCCACACCTGTACCTGCGAGTGCGATATTGAGAGTTTTGTTCGGCAATCCACCATTGGTAATGACGTTAAAGTAGTCAAGATCGAAGGGAATTCTTTTCTCTTTACGATGGTAGAACTCGTATCTCTCATCTGCATCAGCCAGAAAGTCATGACCAATATGGGTATCAAAAGAGACAGCGAGAGCGTCCGTAAGGATTCCTGGTATACTTCCTTTGGAGATTGATCCATCTTTTTCATCCATTATTTTAATAGACTTCATGATCGCAAGATAAAGCGATTTATCCTGACAGAACTTCTCTGTCTGATCAAGAAGCCAATCTAACTTAGTAGTTGAATCGTTATTCAAAGAAGAAATAATATCTTTGCTATCTTTGAATACTTGATCGTTTAGACCTTCTTTGTTAGAGAGATCTATAGCCAATGCTTCTATCGAAGGGAAAGAATTATACTTCTTAACATATTCATCGACAATATCAAAGACAACACGCTCTGGATAATTTTGAAAATATTCGCTTTTAAGAAAAGGAATTACTTTTCTGTTATAATCATTATTGAATAATAAATTAGAAAGAATTATTCTTTCGATGCTCATTTATTCTCCTTAGTCCCACAGGTTCTGATAATACTTTCCGAATAGTCGGAAGCCGTTCTGAATGCGTTCATTATAACGCTTCATGCCTTCATAGTCAACCCAATAATCAGGGTTTGTTTGTTCTAGTTTGAAACAATCCTCAGAATCATCTACATTTTTGTGTATCTTGAATCCATCATCATCGCAAGGCACAGGAATTTCTACATAATTAGCAGTACCATGATAGAACTGATCCTCCCAGTTTTCATCAAGTTCCTGCTCAAACGCCCAAATCATTTCGTTGAGAACCCATTCCCACTTATAGTGAACCCAGTTGTCACCCATGTCCCAACCATTTTCATCAAATTTAGGATCACTATAACGCATATGTGGAGGAAGATCCTCATCATCAACCATAGGAGAACCATGCTTGGTATCTCTTAGCTGCTTGAGCATAGGTAGAATGATGTGAGCAAGAGTATTGTCCATATTCCAAGTATCATATGGATCAATACGAACTTTGATGGTGCGTTCACCACGAATTTTATAAATCCAATCGCAGATATCGGCAATCCAAGTTTTTGACAACCATTCACCTAGTCTGTCTTTCTGGTCGTCGTTTAGAAACGGAACCCATTCAGCAATCTGATATGGTCCATACCAATTCTTATATGGTCCGATTTTTACTCGCATTATTCTTCCTCATCATAAACTAATGAACCTTCTGTATCAAGCGAATACTTACGCTTGATGTAAGCAGCAAAATCAGTTTCCTTGAAGATTGTCAACCAAAATTCTTTACTGTCCACGATATCAGCCGCTCGGAAGTTCTTTCCATCCACTTCCCCAGTGGTTCTATCCACTTTGGCGTACCACCCAACTTTCGGTTTAGCCACATAACCGCCTTCGATGGCAATATCGAGAAGACCGCTCCAACGATTAATGCCGCCTTCATAACTGACGGTAATCGGAACCTTAGATTTTTCACGAACATAACGGGATTTCTCAATATTGATGACAAAATGGTACCCTTGAATCTCTGTGCCATCTTTATCCTGCTGCCTTCCTAGAATCCAAATATTATCAGCGCCATAGTAAGCACCAGTTCCACCGCCGACAACGTCTTTAGGGAACATGCCGATTTCTTTATAAGTATGATTAACTGCAACAAGAGGAATATCCTTGAGTGTAAGATGCGGTGTAATCATACGGAACAATGACTTCAACTGCTTAGCACGAGACATATCCGCAACAGACTTCTCGTTCAGAGCATCTTCAACTTCTTTCTTAGAAGCAAGATTACCGATAGAATCAATGATGATAAGAACCTTATCTTCACGAGTAATCTCTTTCAGCTGCTTCATAATATCAAACTTCAGTTCTTCAACATCAGTGATAGGTGTATGAACAACAGAGTCTAATGGGATGTTAAACTTATTGAAATAAGACTGAGGTGTACCGAACTCTGAATCATAGAACAGAATAACACCATCAGCATACTTCTTCAAGAACGAAGAAGCTAGTAGAAGAGCGAAGCCAGTCTTGAAATGCTTAGATGGCCCAGCAAGCATAGTCAGACCAGGAGTAATACCACCATCAATAGAGCCAGACAGTGCCACGTTAATCATAGGCACAGGTGTTTGAATCATATCTTTCTTAGTATATACTTTTGAATCTGTAAGAGTTGATGTTAGTTCAATTGTTGAGTTTTTGATAAGTTTTTCTTTTAGCGACATGCAATACTCCTATAATATATTCCAAATATACCTTATCTTCGAATAAAAGTCAATTCTTTTCTATGTAATCATCCATCTTTTTTATGAACGCTTTTATCTGAGAAACTCTGGCTTTTCCTTCCCATTTAATAATATCCATATCTGGATTTTTCAATAGATTATTCAACAAAGGCATCATCATGTTTCTTAGTCCGAGTAGTTTATCTCTCTGTTCGGCTGTTCTCGCTTTTTCTTCAGCAGCGAGTTGATCTTCGGATGTGAATCCAAAGTCAAAGTTAATATCTTCTGACATATGTTCTCCTTATGAAAAGAAATCTTCTAATGTGCAGATATGTTCAGTTTTCCAACCAATAACATCCGCAATAGACGTAAGAGGATCTAAGAAAGACTTAGTAAACTGTAACTCTCTATCAATATACTTGTCAATATCGAACTCCTTAGGCATTTCATCAGGAGCAGCGATAACAGTTTCACCAATAGGATTAGGAACTTTTAAATAAGCGAATCTTACTTTATCTCCATCAGCAATAGGTTGAATGTTTTTCACATTATGCTTAATCAACATACTATTAAACACCAACGCTGCCTTAACATGAATAGGTGTGCCCTTATCATAAAGCAAACCACTCGTCTTAGTATATTTTCTAAACCCTTTTACGCTTCTCGGGAACGCTACTTGTTCAAAAGGCATCTGCATAAACTCTTTTCTAAAATCTTCAATGAACTTGATAAGAGTCTCTTCGTCTTCATTCATAATAATATTCAACGCTTTTTTGATATTCTCACGACAAGCATGAGGAGTTGAAGATCTAACCGCTTCAATGCCCTGCATCTTAAGAACAGGTTCATTATACTGAACGCCTTCAATATTCCAAGCATTCAGAATATACATTTTCTTACCACGCCAGATACCTTTGTTGGCGATAGTTTCACGCTTCATCTGCATCTTCTGCTGATACGCATTCATATATTCTGCGAGCTCTTGATAACAATTATCAATATAAGGCTGAATCTTATTCTCACAGAATTTGTCAATAGCGTTTACAATAACCTTCTCATCCTTAGAAGGCAAACGCTCGACTAACGATTCCATTGTAACATAGATAGAATCTGTATCTGATGCTATAACATAATCTACTTTATCAGTTTTGAGTAGACGATTCATATATTCATTGATTTTGTTTTCAATCCAACGAATAGACAGCTGTCCAGAAGTTGTAATAGCTTCTGCATGATCAAAGTTGAACCATCTGAAATATTGATTACCTAATGCGCCATAAGCAGAGTTTAGCTGGATTTTTTTCGCCATTTGCATGTTGTGATAACGAGCAATTAACTTAGAATCCTCTTCATTAGGATTATCTGCATAACGCTGCTTCGCTTCAAGCATCAACTTTTTATACTTGGTTCTATCGTTATACATCTTCTCCATCAGAGCAGGAAGAAATCCCTGCTTGTCTTTACGATAACAACAGCCATTGGCAGCATAAGACCATTCGTCATTATATTCATAATCGCTTGTTTTTTTCAACAGAGAATCCACTGAAGGAAAATCATGTAATCTCTCTACAAATGTCTCTGGTGAAATATTATATTGCATAATGAGATGAGGATACAGGCTGTTCAAGTCAAAAGACACAACCCATTTACTCAACCCAATCTTAGGCTCTTTAACATAACCACCAACAAGAGACTCTGTCATCTCCTGCTTCTTTAGTCTGGGAATAACAATATTCTGTTCTCTAAGATAGTTATGAATAATAACATCCCAGCCACGAACAGTTGTAAGAGTATCAGCAATATTGATCTTAGCATCATAGGCGATCGCCATAATCTGCTCAAGAAATTTCATCTTGTCATCGAGTCTGTCTACAAGTTCACAATCTCGAATATTATACTCAATAAACTTTTGATGATTGTTTTTATAGAGCTCTAACAGATTACCGTATTCAGAATAATCAAGTTTCTTTTCACCAATTTCGATAGAACAAATGTAGTCAAGTTTATAAGATTCTTGATTACCAAAAGTGAACTTACGATAAAGCTGATAATAATCCATTACAGCAAGACCAAAGATATGATAACTCTGGTTTAACTTGCCACGGAATTCTACGCTCTTCTCATGAATAATGTTCCATGGCGAAAGTTTACGAGAAACACCTTCACCAACAACAATATTCATACGATTGATAAGATAAGGGATGTCGAAAAACTCGATATTCCATCCTGTTAAAAGATCAATATCGAGTTTTTGCCAGCAATCTATGAACTGATAGATTAGCTCATGCTCGTTTTCACACTTAATATAATAAGTTTGATCGTCTCTGCTATGAAACTCGCCACAGCCGAAAACATAATTACGGCCACGAGAGCGAAGAGTGATAGCTGTAAGAGGCTTATCAGCTCTTTGAATATCAGGAAAACCGTCGTCAGCAGCACACTCGATATCGAGAATACCAACTTTGACCATTTTAGGGTCATAATCAATATCTCCTTTGAAGTTGTCATATATGTATACATATGAAAAAACTTCATATCCATACATATCCATGTTTGATACGTCTTGATAGCGGCTGATAAAATCGTTAGCATCTGAGATAGAATCAAAATCTATCCTATCGACAGGCTTGCCGTCGATAGTTCTGTATTTACCATCCGCTTTAGGAAGGAAGAGATAAGGTTTATATTTTATTTTTTCTTTTACACGAAGACCCTTATCATATCCTCTGTAATATAACTCATTACCACGTCTTAAGACACTTGTATAAAATCTTGACATAAAACCTCCATAATACGGTGTTCGGTCAATGACTCACAACACCAACAAATATCATTTAGTTTACTACTAAATGTCCAAAAAGTCAAGCAATACTTGTATCTGAATCCTTTATTTCTTGCTCTAACTCAGCAACTTGCTTCTTAGCCTGTGCAGCCAGATGTAGTTTAGCACGAGCATACATTGCCTTGCGAGATTCAAGACCGTTGTATCCGCCGTTGATTCTCTTGGTGATAGTTCTAATATCATCTTTATCGGCGAACTGATTTAGTTTACGGTCGTTCCAGTAAGCACCAGCCAACATTGCTGAGTGTTCTGGTTGTTCAGCTAATAAAGGATTTGCTTCTAAGTCAACGCCTATTAAAGCGCCAAATTTTCTGTAATTAGCTCTACCTGTAAGCTGAATAGCACCACGGCCACGAAATCTTTTGCCATCACCAGGACGTGTATTACCTAGATCTTTTCTACCTTCATATGCAGCGCCTGAAGCATATTCTCTGAGTGTTTTGAAATGATCGCTCTCGTGTCCTATCTGTGCCAGGAAATGAGACAAACGAAGAAGTGTGTCTATGTTATATTTTTCTAAAACTGGCGGAAGATGTTCCGCAAGTCCTACCATTACTGGAGTTACAGTCTTAAGACCAGCAACTCTTCTTAGTAGGTCTGGTGTAATTTCGTATGCCATGTCAATAATCCTTTTGACTAAATAGGTGTAGGTCACGGATTGCAGTCCTACCTACTCTAACGCTAATGAGGAGCGCCAGCATGTATATTTATAAGCCGTACACATATCTAATCGGTTGGTCCAAACATAATATATGGTATTATGGAGTAAGATACGGACAAGACTGTCACCCCGATGAACTATGGCAAACCTATTTCACTTCATCAAAATACGTAGAGCGTTTCAGAAAACTGAACGGAGAGCCAGACGTTATCCAGATAAGAAAAGTATTCGATAATAAGGATGCTGCCAGAGATCATGAAAGAAAAGTACTGGTCAGGATGAAAGTAGTTACTGAAGATAAATGGCTCAATAAGACAGATAACATCTCTATCGACTCAACTATTGTAAGCAAGCGCCAACGCGAACGTGTAGCCAGCGGAGATCATTTATTCTGCGGAGAGAATAATCCATCCAAGGTCAAATCCAAAAAAGGTATTCATCCGTGGCAGGATAGCGATAAGCAGAGAGAGCTAACAATAAGAAATAATAACGCCCGTCTACAGAACGGAACTCATAACTTTACCGTCTCCTGGACTTGTGAACATTGTAGCAAAGAGGGTCATAACCAAATAAACTACATCAGATGGCACGGAGATAAATGCAAGAAAAAGGGGGCATGAAGCCCCCAATGTTATTCAATATTGATTTTCTTTGATTGCTTCTCCAACGGAAGCAGATGCTCGAGCCAGATTCTGAGAACGCCATTCACTAACTCAGCGTTTTTCACTTCAACATGATCGGCTAATGTAAATGAGCGAGTGAACGAACGATCCGCAATACCTTTGAACAGATATTCAACAGGCGAATCTTCAGTTTCTTCTGAGTTCAGGGAGCCTTTGACCACGAGAGTATTATTTGCAAGCTCAATGTCGATTTCATTCTTACCAAAACCTGCCACTGCAAGATCTACTCTGTATTTGTCTTTATCGACCTTTACAATATTATAGAACGGCCATGCTTGAGCCGCTTTCACATAGTTGCTACTCACATTGTTGAGAGTATCAAAAACCTTATCAAACCCTACCAGGTACTTATTCATATTTTTAGTATCAAACAGATAATCAGTCATATGTTTCTCCTTTTCAGCGAGATTTGTATTAGCGTTCCTTTGAGGCAACGCTTATATAATATAATATGAAAAAGGGAGAAGTCAATACCTCTCCCTTTATTTTTTTTCTTATTCAGTCAGAAGTCTAACGCCTTCACGACCAACTAGGGCATGAACACGTCCGAGAATCTGTAGGACAACACCAAATACACCCAGAGCCATCCAGCCGAAGAACACGAAGCCCCAGTGAAGCGGAGCAACGAACAGCTCTTCCATGAACCAGAATGTATGACCCCATTCGTTGAGACCAACATTAGGGATAATCATAAATGGTCCGATAGCTACAATCAAGAATGCCAGACTGTATCCATGAGAGAAATATGGAATACGGGTACGAGCATAAAAGAAAGCACCAACTGCGATGATTGAGTAAATTGGATATGACATATAGAACTCAATGATATGACTTGGAGTAAAGTCAGTATCACGAATAACAGTCATATGCCAGGTACCGTCCTGTTCAGTAAAGAACGAAGCGCCCCAGTAAATTGCTACTGCGTATACAACGAGCCACTGAACAAGGGTTACAAGACGACGCATCTCTTCACGGGGAGCAACTGCATCAATGTCACGATCTCTTGTCTTCCAAAGATAACCAGCAAGAGCGAGTCCTGATACAAGCTCAAGTGGAATCTCTGTCCAGAGAATAGACATCCAATATGTCTGAAACTCTGGTGCGAATGAATCAAGTCCAGCCCTCCAGCCGTATACCTGCTCATAAACTCTGACAATTAGATAGAATACGTTTAGGAGTCCAAGTCCTATCCACATTCCACGAAGATCAACGACATCTGACTTTTCCGCAACAGCGGTAGTAGTTACTGTACTCATCAATTATTCTCCTTAGTAGGAAATAAAATCAAGTGGTCAGTTTCGCCTTAGTTATAATCTGTGACAGTGAAACTGCCACTCTTATCATTATTTATATAATACCCTCATTAGAAAGTCAAATACTATTTTATCTTCAGTGAAGTTTTTTTCCGAACGTCTCTTTGGCCAAACAATATACGTTACCATTGTAGCTGTCAAATATGAACATAGGAGTCATACCTGCTTCTTTATATACTGCAGCGGCATCTAATACAACTTTGAACCCAGAATCTTCTTCGTATCCTATAGCTTCCCAGGCATCAATAATAATCTGTTCCGGTACATGAATAAGATTCTGGGTTCTAACAGCCTTTGTCATAGCCCAAACTGCTTCTTTACAATAGCAACTGCCGCTTCAAATGCTTCTTCCAACTGATTATCTGTAGGATTATCGCCTAGAATCTTACGCATTGCTTCAACCGCCGCTGCCTTTGTTTCTTCTGAAATATTAAACATTGTCATCTCCTTTAGTTGCTACATATTCCATACCAATAAGAAGTCTGTCTTCGTTACTTTCGTTAGGGATTGACCAGTGATCTCTAAAACTTTCGAAGAAAACTACATCTCCTTCTTCTATATCAATCTCTTCATTTTCTACAACAAGATTTCCTGAGTTAAAAGGTTTCTGAATATACAACAAAGCACTAATAAGATATTTATCTCCACCGAGGTATGTATGATTGTGTTTCATAACACATGTACCTGGTGGATATCTGTTCGCCCACATAGCTTGAAACTCAAAATCTTTAGGAACATTTATAAGTTCAGCAAAAGTATCTAAGTTTGATCTGATGAATGTTATTAGATGTTCTAACTCTGGCCATGCATTGATGTTCTTGCCTTCTTCATCAACATTGTGATAAGAACAAGAACCACCTTCAATAAACATACTAAGTTTATTAGGTTTATTTGTTATATCATATATTTTAGATAATACTTTTTCTTTTAGTTCTTCACATTCAGCGTATTTTACTTTAAGTATTCTACTCATTTTGTATCCTTCAAAATCCTATAAATATAGGATATAACTCACAAGGAGGATGTAATGTTCGACTGGATATTTAGCAAGGGATTTCTGTATGGTCTTATTGCTGTTGTGTTAGCAGTAGTTATTGGTACCTTTATAAAACATTACGATGATACTATTCGTGCTTCCGCTCTGGCAGAGTATAATCTGAAACAAGCCCAGCAAGTTATAGCCGATCAAAATAAAATGATAAAAGATCTGCAGGCTATCAATAAAGATAAAGAGAATATTGTTCAAGAGCTAACCAAACAGCGCAATGCTGTTGAGCAGAGTCTCGTAGAAATAGAGAAAAGAATACGTAACGATCCTAAGTTGTCTGATCGTCAGGCATCAGATCTATTGAAAGAAACTATTAGAGAACTGGAGGGTGTTATCCCATGAAAAAGATTGTGTTGATTTTAGCTGCTGCTTTAGGTTTAGCAGCATGTAACGCTAACGACCCAGCGAGCGTTGTAACAACTTACAAATATCTTGTTGTTCATCCAGCAGAAGCAATGTATGAGTGTCCCGTATTGAAGCAGTTTCCTAAATGGCAAACGCTAACAGATGCTGAAGTAGCAAGAACTCTTGCTGTTCTATACAAGAATAACATTACATGTAAGTCGAGCATCGAAAGTATTAGAAAGTTTCTAAACGATGCTCAACTGCAGCTGGACAGTCAGTAACCTTCATAAGTCGTTACAAGAGATAAGGACTGATATGTAAGTCCTTATCCTATCTCTACAATAGGTTTACCAACCAGATGTCCGCCCGTTTGTAGAACAGATATAAATGTGCGGACGTCATTGTAAGAGGGAAACTGCTGGCTTTTCTCAATGAGAAAACCATTTTCGCTCTTTACAGTATAAAGCACACGGTATTTGTTCTTACGAGTAGACATAATGTTCTCCTTTTGGTTAGGAACATATTATATAGTCAGTATAGCCTTATTTTTGTTCAGAAGTTAAGTCACATCTCCTAATACCAAGAGAAACTAGTTCATCAGCTTTCATTGTTGCTCCTGGCCAGTAATCTTGTCGTATCTTACCTTTAAGCCTCTTTTGAATATTAGTAGGAAGAGCTGATGTCATCAAAGCAGTAACATCGTATCTAATCTTACCAGTATCAGCGTCATAGGCATGATGCACTGCGACTTCAGCATTAGGCCAAACACATACATTCTTAACAGCCAGAGCTAACATACAAGCAGAGCGACACGATCCTGCGATTTGAACTTCTCTCTTTTCAAGAGCATACTTCAGAGCAGCATCAATATACTTTTGAACAAGACCGCCACCGTCTTCTGTAATAACAACAGGAGCATGGTTAGGCGGAACATCTAAGAAAGCAGACATCTTATCCTCTTTTCATATTATACATATAGTATAACCTATATTTTATGAAAAGTAAATACTTTTATTCTGAATACCACATATCCCACCAACCTTCTTCCCACATCTTGGCAAGAGTATCTGAAACACCATAATAAGGACAGTCAACACACATTACACCATCTACAAATGCTTCTGCGCCTTCATTATATGCGATTTGTTTCATTTCATCGGTCATCTTTAAGATGTCCTTCTCGCTGTTCCCAATGCAAAAATTGTTCCACATAAGAAGCATTCTCTATGCTAAGCATTTTGTTTATTTTTTCTAGACGGGCGATTTCCGCTTCCAGAAAGATGATTTCACTTTTACATTCCCAATACATTCTCTCGTAATAGTCGTCAGTCATTCTACAATCTCCGCATATACGATAGGAACAACCTTGTGCCAACGATATGGATCAGGTTCGATAAAAACGATATTGACCGTTTCATCACCGTTATCATATTCATAACAAATCCATGCCAGTTTCATAGGTCACGCTCACCTTTCCAGAAAGCAACGATAACAGGAAAACGAAGTTTGCCGTCTTCCGTTTTGTTCTGATATCTCACGGTAACGTCCGTGCCGACATAATCATTAGCATTATACAGCAAGTCCTTGAGCATGTCAAATGAGCCACGCACTCCCGAAAACTGTGTCGTTCCATCTTTCAAACGGATTTCCACACGCTTGGCAGCACCTGCCCAGTTACCTTTTCCTTCTTCGATAGAGACAATCTGGAACTCGTCATCCTCAAACTCTTTATGCTTGATAAGGTTCTTGGAACGCTTACCTTCATAAAGAGAGTCTGGAACACGGAGCATCTGTCCTTCAAATCCACCTTCCAAATATTTAACAAGCGTTGTTTCAATTTCATTTTCGTTTTTAACCTCGAATATCCTGACCAAGTTTATACAACTTTGAAAATGGATTTTAAGGTTCGGAAAGAGAAAGTCGTAACGTTCTTCGAATGTGCCATCCATTATACAGTCATATACCCAATACTGTATCATCTGCTTAGACTCTTCCAAATCAGCGGCAGTTGGCTTAGTCTTACGAGCAAGCGAAATGATCTTTTCAAAGTTGTCTTTTAGATCGTGATTATACAGTTCACCATCTAACACAGCATCAGGAAATGCCTGAAAGAATGGTTCTAATGTCTCACGAATATGCGGAGCAGAGATAATAGGCTTGCCATTGCGTGACTGCATACCATCTTTTGAAACGAGGCAGCGAACACCATCCAGTTTCGGTTGTGAATAATATGGAAACTTGGTATGTTTCTTTACATCATACTTGTCGGCCAGCATACACTCATAGAACAAATCATCCTTCGACTTAGCAGCAGTAACGCTAGTATAATACTTGCCTTGAAACTGCTTCTTTACATAATGAGCATTTACTTCATTAGCAACCTGCATAGCAACGTCGGTCGCATTAGCACGACCAACATTCTTTTCGGTAGGATACTGCCAACCCGAAACTACAATCTTGCCACCATCGATACCAGAATGTGTTCGATACTTCTCATTGTCATGTTCGATCCACCAAACACGGGTCTTACCTTTGGTGTCAATCTTGTATAGTTTCGGAAGGCTAATCATTACCAAAATCTCCTCACAAACAACGGTCCAAATCTGTAACTTCTATATGGGTTCCCACTGTTGAACCTTTCCACGATATGAAATGCCCAGTGTTTAGGATTCCATATCCAATGTATTTCGATCTTCATTTTCAGACAACTCGAGTTTATCTTTTACAACTTTCAACTTTACAGGCACACCTCGATCGGCACTACACCTGAAGTAATCTCTACCACCATCAACCATCGCTCCTTTGTATTCGCGATAATCATGACGATAACGAGAGTATATAATATCTTCGTCGATTTGTAAAGCATTAAATGGTTCGATCGCAGAGATCCCGTCTGTGATCATTAGATCACCAAAATCAGTACGATAAAGACCAAAGTAGTTCGAACCTTCTGGATGAGCCTTCTCGGTATAAAAGATAGCCACAGGTATATTACACCAGCCACCATCTTTCATTCTAAGACAAGACTCAAACACATACTTGGCATCATACATGTTCTCGACTTTAGCAATGCCATCTGGTTTAAGAAATGTGCACTCGTTGTGAATTCTTATCATATCAACTCCGTTCGAACATATCAAGCACATATTCGAGAAACTGTATCTCATTAATTATTTGATGTTCTGTAGCGTCAGGAGCGTAACCCCACTCAGCCATCTTTGCAATATAATCGCGAAGACATCCCAGTCGCTCGTAAAGTTTTTCTTTAACTTGAACCAGCGCTTCGTCAGCGTTTTTGCTCAGAAACTCAGCCATTTTCCAATCCTCATTCATAGACACTACAACCAAGCGTCGTAAACAACCACTCTGCTTTAGCCTCTAACTGCTCAATAGTCAAGTCAGTGCAATTAAAAAGAAGATGAATATAATCATGTCTATCTTCTGCCATATCAAAATTCAATTCACATTCGAAAGTTTCTTTGGTATTGATATTTAACTTTCGAAGGTCATAGTAATAGACATTGATAAAATATCGAGTGCTACCAATTCTCTTTTGGTATGCACAATCCGCTTTTTTAAAACTATCCTGAAACTTTTTATATCCAGCATCAATTAGATCATTGGCGTTCATTTTCTTTCCTCATTCTTTTACGATCATATTTCTTTTTATTACGAACGATACGCTGTCTATATTTCTTACTCTTTAAGTCATGAGCAATAGGGTTATACATTTTCTTATCCTTATTTCATAGCCTCAATAATGATTATACCCGTCTCTTCCAGAATGTCAAGCACTTTTTTCAAAAAACATTAGTAAACTAAGATCAGTGACTTACGAGAAGATACTCAGGAGAAAAAAGACTTTACATTTGAAAAAAACAGAGGTATACTATATGTATGATAAGGAGAGGATCTTAAAGATGAGCACTGAATATATTCTGGAGCGTATCAACGAGATGGTTGAAGAGCATCTGAACAACCAGTTCGAGATGATTCAGGCAGATAAGTTAGGACTTGACTATCGCTGTGGAGGCGTTATGATTAGTGAAGATGCTATCGCAGTTGAAAAGTATCGCGATGGCACGCTGCAGTATTATGGTGGGTTTGAATACGTTGATAAGGATTACCGTAAAGAGATCGGTAACTACGTGTTCTATCTTCGCGATGGCGGTCGTGTCGAAGATCATCTGGATCGTTATCATAACGAGGAAGAATAATGAAAAAGATCTATGCCTATACAACTGCTACCTATCGCGATAAAGGTTGGCTCAAGGTAGGAGAGACAACTCAGGAATCAGCTGAAGCACGTGTCGCCCAACAGGACGGCACATCTAATCCTGAACCGTTAGAGATTGAACGTATCTGGGATGTTCCAGAACATATCACAGATAAACAGATTCACGCCCATCTGCGTAAGATGGGATGTTCAGATGCACGTATTGATAAGAACCGAGAATGGTTCACGTGTACTGTCGATCAAGTGTCATCTGTAATAAACAGATTAATTTATAACATTCTACGTCCTAATGTTTATTCGATGCGCGATGAACAGCAGGAATGTGTTGATAAAGCAGTCACATATTACAAGAACGGTGGTAAGAGATTTCTTACTAACGCTAAGATGCGTTTCGGTAAGACATTCGTTGGCTATCAGATTGCTAAGAGACTTGCTGAAGGTTCAGACCAATTTCGTGTTCTCGTTCTTACATATAAACCAGCAACTAATGATGGTTGGAAGGACGATCTTGAATTACACATCGACTTCGATGGCTGGCGTTATTTCTATGCTAAGGATTGTAACAAGAACGATCCTATTATCATACCGTATGACACTAAGAATGCGGTACTGTTCAGTTCATTTCAAGATATAAATGATCTTGATAAAGCCAAGTGGGAGATTGCTAAGAACTATCATTACGATCTCGTAATTATTGATGAGACTCATTACGGTGCTAATACTAATCGTGCTAAGACTACGCTTGATGCTATCTCTTATGATTACGAACTTCACATGTCTGGTACGCCGCTTGAGTTGTTAGCATCTGGCGAGTTCACAGAAGAACAGACTTTCAGCTGGTCGTATATCGACGAACAGACTAAACGTAAGGCAGAAGAGGATAACAACTGGCAGACTGAAGTATACCGTTGGCTCCCTCCGATGGAGTTTCATACATTCGAAGTATGCGATGAAGCTAAGAAGTTACAGAATCATTACACAGACGACGAAGGCTTCACTATGAATAAGCTGTTCGCCTCTGATGATGGTGAGACATTCATTGAAGAGGCATCGGTTAAGTTATTCGTTGACCAGTTCTTCGGTCGTAACGTAAGACATAATCATTCAGCCATTCGTGTTATGGCTCCGGATCATATGCTGTGGGTTATGTCTAACGTAGCACCTGTGAATGCTATGTGTAATCTTCTGAATAAGATGGATCTCGGTTATCATATAATCAATGTGGCAGGAGATAACATTAATAATCTCGATCAGGTTAAGAAGGAGATCGCTTATTATTCTAAGACAATTACAGTTACATGTGGTCGTTTCAATACTGGCGTTACTGTTCCTGAATGGGATATGGTTGCTATGTTGAACGGCGGTCGCGCCGCTGAAACATACTTTCAGACTGTATTCCGTGTTCAGTCACCAGACCAGCGTCGTGGTAAAGATCGCTGTGTTGTTATTGACTTTCATCCGCAGCGTTGCCTTGAGATGTCATGGCTCTATGCTGAGATTATCGCGAAGAACGATCAGTCAACTACATCTGTTCTGCGTTCATTCTTAGAGGTTGCTCCTATTCTTGATCACACAGGTAACAAGATTAAGAAGGTAGAGATTGAACAGGTTATGTCTGTTCTATCTGAACTTGGATCTGCTTTTGATTCATTTGGTTCGCAGAAGGACTACGACATTAACGGTTTTGATGTTGATGACTGGTCTAATATTGTAGCTGAGAATGGTGTGACTAAGAACGGAGATATCTCTAATTCTGGTATACAAGAAGGTAAGACATATAATTCTGTTAACAGAGGAGCAAGAGCACCAGTTACTAAGGATGAGATAGCAGAATTGAAAAAGAGGATCTCTACTGCTATACGTAAGATACCCGTTCTTCTCGCTGTTAGCAGTAGAAAGTATGAGTCTATACAAGATCTTATAGAGAACTGCTCAGAAGATGAATTCTCTACTTTTGTAGAAATAGAGCTTGACTTATTCAGAGAAAAATGTTATAATGGTGCTATCAATATGAAAAGCATCAATCGTAAGATCACAGACTGGAATCTTATCTACGGAGGTTAATCGTGCCTACAGTTAGTAGCACACTAAAAGTTATTGAAGGCATCAGCGGAGTTTACGGTTCTGGTGCCCTCAATAACACACCTACTTCTCTTGTTAAAGAGATGATAGATAAGTTAGATGTTGATTGGTCTAACCCTAATCTGACTATCTTTGATCCTGCTTGTGGATATGGTACGTTTCTTATCGTTGCTTACGATAAATTGCGCCAGCATGGCCATTCGCCTAAGCATATTGTAGAGAATATGTTATACGGAAATGATATTGATAAGAAGAAAGCAACTATTGCTGCATCTCTGATATCTAAGCTGGCAGAGAATGATACTACTATATACAATGAAGACGCACTGGCGGGAGGGTTTGACGATATGAAGTTTGATGTAATTGTTGGTAATCCTCCTTATCAGAAAAATAAAAAAGAAGGTCAGCGTGAAGTATTATCTGAGAATCTTTGGACTATATTTTTAAGTAAGTCAATTACTACATGGACTAATGATAATGGTATTATTGCTATGGTAACACCTTCTACGTGGATATCTCCTTCTAACGATTTAAAAGGTAATAACAAGATAAACAATTATGGTAGATTGTGGGATTATTTTAACAGTGTAACAACATATGCAGATGTTAAGAGTGTATCTAAACATTTTAAAGTTGGTTCTACATTCGGTTATGTAGTTGTTGATAAGTCCGGTGCAGATGGATTAACTTTCTCCGATGGCGAGACAACCGAATTAGGATTCTTACCAAAGAGTGGTCTTGATGAAGTGAGAAATAAAATTGATCTTAATAATAATCTTAAAAAACAATTTAAAATTGGAGACGTAGAAGATGGAACACATCCTCGTGTGATATTTCCGTTGACTAAGACTCTAAAACCAGATATAATTAAGATTGTAACAGAACCATTGGACAAAAACGATAAAACATGGTGGTATGGCGTTAATGTCAATACAATGGAAGAAGCAGAAAAAGTTAGATCTGTTATCATAGATTCTATAGATGTTTTGAATAAACATTGTAGATGGGTAGGTCCTATCAACAAAAAAATTGTAGGATTATTAAAGTATGTGGGATAAGATTAAAGAACTGGCTGACCAACACGGATATATGTCTGGCGTAGACCGTATGTCTGATCGTGTAAAGAAAACCGGAGAGGTATTCACACCAACAGATCTGGTCATAGAGATTCTACAAAAGATGGATATTAATACATTCGCACCAGGTAAGACTGTTATTGATCCTGCTTGTGGTGATGGTCAGTTTCTGGTGCCTGTGAAGTATCTAAAGATGTTTCACTTTAATATGTCAGAACAGGATGCTCTAAAGGATATCTATGGTGTAGATATTATGAGGGATAACGTAGATATGTGCATTGCTCGTCTGGGTGGGGGCAATATTATTATGGGCAACACATTAGATCCTAACACACGCCTATCTGAACAAACAGATTACGAATATAATAAGATGAGGGAATGGTTCGGTTCAACAGATGTGACGAGCTTTTCAACCTAAATAGTTCTGCAGTGCGATGTAGCCCAGAGGGAGTAGTTTCGACTGCTCCCTTTTTCATAGGAGAATTCAAATGTCAATGCCAGTAAGAGTTTGTGTTCAATGGGGTACAGTGCCTTCAAGAGAAGACGGATGGCCATACTGGTGGAATGACGATGATGGACTAGGTGAGTTTGGTTTAGAAAGCAGCGATTTCGGTTTCCGTGTTCATATGTTTGATAACGGTAGCAGTGATTATTCACATAACAACATAACCGCCATGTTTCAGAATAAGAAACCACAGCCAGACCTATTATGCTGGATAGGTCACGATGCCTGGAGTAGTTGTGATATCGGAGGAGATATATCTGGTATCGATAAGTCTGGTGCTAATCTCGGTGTATACTTTTATGCTAATAATCCCGGTATTGGTTGGCCAACATTTGCTATGAGTCAGAAATTTGGCGATGATTCTAATTATCAAAAATTTGAAGCTAACGATGTTCACATATGGGAGTTTCAAGGCGTGAAGTTTCGCGTCAAGAGAGAAGTAGATGATGAAGATGCGAAGAAGTTTAATGTTTATATAAATTGGACAGGATGACAATATGGCATTGAGACCAAAAATAACAAGAACAAAGGTGACTAAATCGCCGCCTAATGAAGCGAGTGAAGTCCCAGAGGACGTGCCAGTTGACGAGGAAGGTAATATAATAGATGAGGCACCTCCACAAAAGGAGGATAAGACATCAATGTATGAGAATATAGTAAACAAGGCAGCTGAAGTATATAAGTTCAATCCTATCCTAACGGGTATGATTGTTCTGTTGCTTACTATTATTGGTGCCCTTGGATTCTATATGATGCGTAACGACGACAGAATATATGCTTATATTTCATATAAAGATAGGCAAACAGCAGACTTATATGATAGGGTTATAACAATGGCACGGGAGTGTAAGGATAAGCCGCTTGATAGAGGTAACTTTCCTATTCTACCTATTCCTGCCCCTATCTTCGGTCCTATGAAGACAGATAAGTAAACTTAGTTTACGTTCGAATATAAACGAGAGCTCGGCCATAAGGTCGGGCTCTTTTTTGTGAAAAAAGACGTTGACTTTTTCTCCGAACAGAGGTATAATGAAATATAGATTGAAGGAGATATATTATGGCTCGTGGTTATCGTAATACCCGTCCGAAAGCAGATGCTATCGCCGCCGTTGACGCTGTCGCCGAAAGCGATGATGCTATTGAAGAGCGTATCCGCGAGCGTTTTGAAATCCTATCTACGCTAACCGAAACTTCTATTAAGGGCGATGCCCGTGCTCTTATCGTCTCTGGTCCTCCGGGATTAGGTAAGTCTTTTACGGTTGAGCGTGCTTTGAACGCCTGGGATCCGAGCGAAAATAATCACACGATTATTAAGGGTTATGTTAAGGCGACTGGTCTTTATAAGACGCTTTATCAATACCGTAACGAGGGTCAGGTTATCGTGTTTGATGACGCTGATGCTATTATGTATGATGATGTTGCCCTCAATCTTTTGAAGGCTTGTTGTGATACCACAGATCGCCGCCGTGTGTCCTGGCGTTCGGAGGCTAAGTTTATTGACGAAGAGACGGCAGAGATTATCCCGTCGACTTTTGACTTTAACGGGACGGTAATCTTTATTACTAATCTCGATATGGACGGTATGGTTGACCGTGGGCATAAGATTGCGCCACATCTTGAGGCTCTTATCTCTCGTGCTCATTATATTGATCTCTCTCTTAAGACTCGCCGTGACTATCTTATTCGTATCCGTCAGGTTATTGAAGACGGTATGCTGAATAACCTTACGATTGAAGAGAGAGCCGATGTGGTTTCTTTTATTGAAATCCACGCTGAGTCTCTTCGCGAGTTGAGCCTTCGTATCGCTATTAAGATTGCTAATCTCCGCCGTTCTAATCCGAATTGGGAAAAACTTTGCCGTGTTACTTGTTGTCGCTAATAGGAGACGACTATGTATAAGGTAAGAATGCGTGACCCACGATGGGACGCCAGAGATAGATATGCCGCTGGCGTCGTTAAAGAATACAGCGACTATATAGGCGTAGTATCCGACGCTCCTCCTTATCTTAATGACGAATGGTTTACACTTACTCAGGAGGACGGTAATGTTAGAATCCTGTTTAAAGATAATGTTATACGCAGTTGGCGGGTTAATAGGAGCGTTAATAGCGACGCCGAGCCTAATTTTGTTCGCATACCACGTGACGGTAAGACCTACACTGTTTCTCTTAATTCTCGTGGCGGTCTTATATGTAACTGTACGTCATTTTCTTACAGGAGAACATGTTCACACGTTAAAGAGGTAGAAGAGATTTGCATCGATTGAAGTGCCATCTTTGCATAATATTAGCATTGCCTTCTTTACCACAATGAGGGCATATTGCTCTGCGTTTACGGTTGAGTTCACCGAGCTTTTTGAGCCACTGTAGTTTTTTAGAGGATTTGCTGGCTCCTCCTCTTTTACCTCTTTCTCTCTGGCCTTCTGAGTCCTGCCATGGATGACGTCCTTCAGATAACTGACGCTGAGCGTTTTCTTTACCAAATGGGTGTTCGCCTCTGGCTAACCTATTCTTATTACCAAGCGACATCTTTTGACGTGACTCTTTTGAATATATAATCTGTTCAACGCCATCGCCACCATTAGTCATATTAAGGAGAATGCCTGTGCCTATATCTTTTCTGCCATACCAACGGATCAGGCGGCGTTCAATAGCACATGCGCCTACATTTGATAGGTTACTTTCTAATATTAGTATCTTAGATTTATCTTTAGGTACTTTGATTCTGCCATGACGACCATATGCTCTGTCGCCTTTGCCTTTACCGATATAATACGGAAGATTAGTTTTCTTGTTGATGTATGCATATACGTAATATAAGTACATGGGCTGGTGCTCCTTGTTAGCATTAGAGCCCATGGATGTTGAAGCATCGCGATGGGCAATCTATTTATATGATAAAGAGATTAAAGTATGACTTTTATTCTTATAACCACACAGGCAGGTAATAAATGAGAATGATATTCAAATACCCTCTCGGGGAAGATATTAGGCATAATTCTATATACGAGATTGAGATGCCGAAAGGATCAGAGATTCTCGATATTCAGGTACAGGGTTATACTCCTGTTATTTGGGCTATTGTAAATCCTAAGAAGGATATGCGTAAATATGTATTTCACGTATTCGGAACAGGATTTGAAATGCCTGACTATGATAAGAAGCATTATGAATATATTAAAACTATTCAGACGGGACGCCTAACAACATTAGTATGGCATGTGTTTATTGTTCATGAGGACTGATTATGTCTAAGCGAAAGGTACACGAATGATGACGCAAGAGAAACAGTGGTTTGAAGAGGCGCAGAAAGCGGCGCATCTCGACGATACCTATCTCCGTAGTATTGATTATCTCCGTGATAAGCTGAATGATATAGTCAATAGAAATAGAATATATGAGCAGGTAGCAATATCAGTTGATATGGCGAAGCTGCTGCTCGACGCTCTGGAGAAATATTAATGCGAGAGAAGCGAAACGATAAGGCATATTGTATAGCCTGGCGAACGAGCGAGGGTAAGGTATACAATGGCGACGCCTATATGAGCTACGAGCAGGCAGAGAATTATTGTATTGTTCTAAATGAGGATTACCCTCAAATGTATCATTACCCTATGCATTACGAAGAGACGCCAGAATGCCAGCCAGAATAAGCCGTCAATCTCCATTCACAGATAAGACACACACTATGGAATTTGACCTGTATGAGCAGGACGAATTTGAGAGTCGTTATTTAGCCTGGCAATCGGGTAAATGTTTAATACAAGAAGCTTTCCCTGAATTATCCGACGACGCTTTACGCTTTATTCAGAATGGTATTACAGAGGATGAATGGATTAAATATATGGGAGGAGTTGATGTTTAATAGAAACTATCTAGGTATCCTAATAGGATTAGTGTATATTACATTTGTTATTATCATAGTGGATATGTTAATAAGAGGATTATACGGTATATACCCGTGAAAAAGCCCGGAGAGATCCGGGCTTTTATTTTATAGACGGTTAGTTTAGGCAACCAACGCCGATATCGCGGCGACAACCCATTTCTTATTACCGCCGATATGCCAATCATAATCGTCGGTCGGCGTCGTTCCCGTCTTATAGTTATAAATGGTAGCTACTTCACCGTTGTTGAACTTAATAATCCATTCTGAATTGACTTTACCGTCGCCGGATCCATTAATCGGCTGACCGAACACTTCAACTAGGCGAGCGTAGGTTGTATTAACATAGCCCATAAGAGCCGTCATACCAGCATCACGGTGATTATTAGTGACTGTATATTTCATATTGCTCTCCTATTAGTAATCACAGACCAGTTTACCGTCATAATCAATAAAGACATAGACGTAGCCCGTTTGACCGACGCCGTCTTCATTGAATTTGATTTTATATTTGACCTGACCCTGGTGAGTAGATTCGTATTTCACCGAGTAGATATCTTCACTAGTTTCATTATACCCGCGATCTTCTAGCATAGCAACTATATTATCACGGGTAAATTTCGTGCAGTCGATATGATAGCGCATTATTATTCTCCCTTAACATAGTTCAAATAGTGATTATAGAGGTTTAGCAATTCTTCATTATTATATTCTTCAAAGATTCTATCATCATTATATAATTCGGCCCAGTCATAACCGTAATAATCACTATTAAGGGCGAATTTATTAAGGGCGAATAAAAGTTCGGCACGAGTCATAGTTTTCTCCTTGATTCTACACTTATTATACCCTATCCTGCGAGAATGTCAAGCGTCAGCTGGGCCATAGGAGAGAAAAATATTTTGAAAAAAATCTCCCTTATGCTTAAGATACCGCTTGACATTCTCCTAGAATAGGGTATAATAGGTTCATAAGGTTGAAACTGAGGAGAAACCCATGAACTACCCGACTAAGGCTGAACTGTTCTCCCTTATCGCCCGTACCGAGTTTAAGCCGCTGGACGCCGTTGAGCGTCAGACCTGGGCGGGTTGTGAAAGCGAGAATCCGCTTATCGGTTATTCGGAGAATCTGGGCCTCGCTATTGTTATTGACGGCGAGAATATTACGGTCTCTCACTGTGAGGACGAATTCGGTGGGCGTATGTATAACCTTAATCGCCTGGCCTAATAAGGAGAGAGTAAATGAACTCCATCAACGACCTCAAAAAGGCCCGAAACGCTCTCGGCGGTTATCCTGATTCTATTTCACGTAAGCGTAACGGTAATATATTAGTCCGCCGTGGTTACTTTTATAAGAACGGAGTAACCGCTGAGTCATTGCGTAATTATGTAACTGAAAGGTTAAACGCTGCGGGAATTAAGTATAGCGTAGTTGATTATGGCGAGGTATGGAAACCGTTTAAGGGCGGATCAACGATTGCTAATTCTAGTCACTGGTGGGTGGAATTGAAGGTAGGAGAATAAGATGGCTTTAATTAAAACCAGCGGAGATGTATACATCAACACGGATTATATTGTATTAATAACCCCTGTTGAACATAACGAAAAGAGTAACGTATACTTTTATAAAATCCTAATTGATCACGATTATAAGGAAGTGTATATACCTTTTTCGACTAAAGACGAGGCAATAATTGATAAACATCGCCTGATAACCATTATGTCCAGGGAGTAGTAAAATGTCTAAAATTACACTTATTCCGATTGATAACGAACTTCAATATGAATGGATTGAGGGTGTTAGATATGCTCTAGTAGGTAAAAGCTCAGATGAAATTCATATGATATTCGTCGCCTATAATTATGATGATGCTAAGGCAATCAGAGATAGCTATACTAAAATTATGAGAGACGCTGGTTATCATATTATGAGGGTATATAATGGTTCCTAATAGGAGGGATTTTAAATCCCTCTTTGGGCCGCTGCCGCTCGGATGGATTTAAATCCCTCTTTTTTTATCCTCTCGTTGTTGGTTGTGCATAAATCCTGGAATCTCCTGATATCTCCTGATATCTCCTGATGGTCCTGATGGTCCTGATGGTCCTGGTGTCTAATAAACACCAACAACACCAACAACACCACCAACTAATAAACCATATAATATATTATTATAAGGCGGCAATTTCTCGCCGCCTTATTTTTTTATTATTAATCTACGCTAAAAGTTCCCGGAATTAACCAGAAATTAACCGCCCAATACGGATAATCATAATT